TCTCAAAATGTTCTCCAAGTATCCCTCGTATCTGGTCATAGATGGGGTCATAGCTTGAATCCATAATTGATCTAGGCATCCTTAACCTCAGCCTCTATTGTCTTAGCTTCCTTGATCCTATCCCTAGCTGCCTTGATCGTAGCCTCGTAATCATCCTGGGTGAAGACCTTTCTATCTTCCGTGATTTGTGTAGCCTCGCCTCTAGCAGTCAAAGCCTCCCTACCTGCGTTAGCCTTAGCTATGGATAGCTCCTTTAGGTCACGGAATGATACCTCAAATTCTGGATCACCTTCTAACCTACCACGGACTTTCTCAATGAGGTCCTCTTCCAATGAGGACAGGTTCAAGTAGTTTCTGGCCGCTAGTCGGCCAGTTACCTCTCGGAACTTCCCTATGTGGTCAGCATAATCAGTCAGTACTGAGATCACAGTATCTCGATTGAACTTATATTTCTTCACCATCTTCGTCTGAGTCTCGCCCATAGCGTAATGATAAAGTATCTCAGCTACCTTCCCTGGGTTAGCACGGCTTAGACTATTGACCTTCATAGTCTCCTTCTCCTTGCTTACTGCCTGAATACTCTCAGATATACTAGCCATTAGGTCCAGTCGCATCTCCTCAGGGGTAGGATTTAGGGTACTCATTATGTCTTTGATAGGAAGGACTTATACACATGTCAAGGATTACTTCCCCCTGGATCAAAAATAATTGGATTTTTTGCTTGACATGGAAATTCGTGCTACATAGAATCCGGAATCTCCGCTGGAACAAAGGAGCATTAGAGCAGTAACCCTACTGAGTAATACAAGGGTAGTATGCGGATAGTATGGCCTATGAGTTATCTATTTTTTAAAGGGGTGTCTGATGATATATACGATTCTAGCCGGCACACGACGCGACCCCCGCCCCCCCCCAGCCGAGCTTGCAATCACTGGGGACGGCTCGAGCTATCAGGGTGCAACAAGGAAGCTTCCCAATGGTCCAGTTTGCTTGGGGTTTGCTTATGTATGAGAGATTTAATTCTTTATCAGTAACGGAAAGGATTAATGCCATGTATTCATTCCACTCATTCCAAGGGTGGTCCATTCCATCCACAAGGTAAGCGCAGCGATGCAGGAAACGCGGAGAGAGGGCCACTTATAAAGGGGCAGAGAGGGGGATGCCACGGGGTCACGGAAACGGAGGCCACAAGGGCAAATAAGTATCTGGATAAAAAAGCTTGCATAGGGTTGGAAGGTATGCATATTGGGGGTGCAGTTCCGTTCTTTGACAGTCCATCCACTAGCTTCTCTCTGTTGGTAAAGCAGAGATGTATGACGACCTAGCACGGGGGACATAGTTGGTAAACTAGCCTCACTCTGAGACGGTCACAAGCCCGCGGCACTTACAAGGTGCTGAGTAAATAGCGAGTGCCAACATAAATCAATAAATACCATGATATATAAAAATCACAATCCAGAGTTTGTTCAACCTATCATGAATGAGCTAATTAAAAAGCTTGGTAGCAAATGGTCTGATTCATCTTACGGAGATGACTTAGTAGCGTCAATAAGCAGAGATATTCCTAATCCAGATTTTCCGGATTACATGACTGTCTTACTTCCTAACTCTACGCAATCCAATATTGATAAAGAGGAGATTAACAACTACGCGGTCAAATGCGGAGATAAATCAGATTATATCGTTTGCGAAACCTTAGAGCAAACCATTCAAATGGTTAAACTCTTTGAAAGCGTTATTCAATCCGCTAAGGATATGGAAAGCGAACAGGCAAATGCCAAGTTGCTTTTTGAAGAGTGCGAAAAGATTGATCCAAGCGAGTGCGATGCCTACGACATTGCAGAAGGTGACAAAGTAGAGGTGTACAAGTGCAAAGCCACAGGTTGGCATTACTTATACGATCCAACTGCTGAAGTTTGCCCTTACTACTGTTGTATAACAATCAATAGCGGAGAGTTTGACACGCTTGAACTGCTTCAAAGGTGGGCAAGACCTCTTTACTTCCAATAGGAAAACCACACGGCCTCTTAGCTAATAGCTAGGAGGCTTTTTGGGTGTAAGCATGTCGCTTATAACCAACATAAATAAATCAATACTATGGAAATAAAAGATTACTCAAACCTTCCGTCCGTTACTATCGCGGACATTGTAGAAGAGAACTCAATTGATACTAGAAACCTCATTGTATTTAAGGAATACGATTCCTTTGAAATGGGCGAGCTGCCTAAGCCGCACTCAGAGTGGTTAGAGGGTTGCTACGAATCAGGCGAGACAGTCGTTTTTATATGCAAGGAAACTGGATGGTATTTCACGTACGACAAACGATACGACGAATACCATACGATCATTTATACGAGCGAGTATTTCGCCAATGACTTAAATAAAATGATTGAAATAATTCGTCACAACTTTGACGGATAATCCACGGCCTCACCTCACAAGGGTGGGGCTTTTTGGGTGTAAGCATTCCGCTTATAACCAACTAACACAAAAATATAAATACCATGGAAAAAATAAAAGCTATTAAAACAGAAGCCACCTTTAAGTTTTGGGTAACTATTCCAGACAGATCGATTGCAACAGCAGTTAAAAATGTCTTTTTGGATTCATGTGATTATCAGGAGCTATCTTGGAAGGCTAGTGATATTACCATAGATACCTCAAAGGGATTAATTACAATCCAGTCGGAGATTCCAGATATTAATGCAGATGATTCGGAGTTTATCTACCATCTACCCCAAGACTGGGACATTGCTATAAATAAAGTAAAAGAAGATATAAACAAACTGAAGTTACTTGGCGTAGCATTTAGCTAAAACCTCACAGCCTCACCTCACAAGGGTGGGGTTTTTTGGGTGACGGATGTCCCGTTTAACCAACTAACAAAAAACGATACTATGAGTAAAAAAGAAAAAGAACTAAAAGTCCTACTTGAGACTCCCTTAAAAACGAAACCAGAAGCCGTGATATATATTGCACGGCTTTTCCAATTAGATTGCGGATATCATATGGATGACGACGCAACGGAGCTAGAGTGCTTCGGAAAACTTGGCAAGCTAGCCAACGACAGAGCAGATGAATGCTTTGAGCTATTAACCAACAATGAGTACTGTCCGCACGCGGTTGGCCTTGCGTGTTTTATGGATTAATTGCCACAGCTCGCATTCTTAGGGATGCGGGCTTTTTGGGTGCCGGAAATCACCGGCGATCCAATAACATAAACGATACAACCATAAACGATACTATGAAACTACTTGAACTAATCATGGTCCTTGCCCTGGGAGCTTTAATCGCGGGTGCAATGCTTTACGGCCTCGAGCTAAGCGATGCCGCGCAAGATAAACAGCAAGCAACATGGCATATTGCCAACTAACTAACCAACATAAACGATACTATGAAAAAACAATACGAACTAAAATATCCTATTCACTTCGAGGTCCATGTTTTTGGAACCCCGCTCTGTAAAAGCTTTAGCCGACAAGCTATTGGTTACACGGAGCGAAACAGTTGCTCGAGAACTAAGAGCCTAAAGACCGCTATCAAACAGGCCAAAAAGCACCTTGGAAACGTGGTTGCCTACTGGTTAGAAGACAAGCCAAGTCACTCCAACAACACGGGAAGGCAAATGACTTACGGGCAAAGGGTAGTTTACGGGAGCCAGAAAGGAGCTGGCAACGATCACGGAAACTCACCGCTTGAGGCACACTTGGAGTACTAATATGAAACTATCCGACGACCAAGTTTTTGTACTCAGCATAGTTGCAAGCGTGGCAGCGGCAATCGTTTGCGTTTGCTACGGCCTTTACTGGTTACAATTCTAAAGCACGGCCCTCTAGGTTTTCACCTGGGGGGCTTTTTTTCGTGGACAAAGCCCAGGCTTTTGTCACTATCCAAACGAGACTGCGTAAACGAGACCGCGCAGCACAACAACTAACAACAACTAAATATGTATAACGGACACGCCAAATCTGCGCTGGCTTTTTGCCAGTCAATGACAGAAAAATATCACGAACTCCTCAAAACTGCGGACATAACCGATGCCGTGCAACGTAGGCCGAACAGGCAAAAAATCTGTGTCGATCCAGAGGCTGAGGCTAACTGGCTATCGCTAGTCATAAAACGAATTGAAAAGGAGGGAATGAGCTGGAACAACGCGGCCAAGGGAACTCCGTGGGAGGGTAGACCGGAGGCACTACGTCACCTTGCAGTCCGGCGAGGCATCTACAGCACGAAGATGCTGAAGGCTAAGAAGGACGAGGTTACTCAAAAGGTAAACGATGAAGCGAGACGGGTCAATAAGCTAGCCCGGAGCAGTCACATGAATCTAAAAAAAGCTTTAGAGAGTAGCACGATTGATGAAAATCAATACTATGCCGCTAAGGGTAGGCTTAATTTACCTCATATAAACAATCGACCGAACTAGTTAAATCTCTTTGTCCTTCATTGACTTACATAACTTCTCCTTGACAGGAAAGCTAGGGTATGCCTATATGGAATCAGATGTAAGTTATGGTAATTAGATACTCTAACATAGCACTCGAATGATCCAACATATTACTCAGATTTTACTGCACGCTTTTTAAGTAAAGTTGTGCCTACAAAAAACCAAACCAAACATGAAACAAGACCTACTAAGAACACCAAAGCACGAACGCACACAACTGGAGCAAGACTTCAGAGACAAAGCTGCAAACAGCTTACGAAAATCTCGTAATTGTGAGTATCCCTCCTCCGAATCTTTATACTACGGTCAGTATATAGGAAACAAATACGCGGCAGTTAGCGTTCGCACCGCCCACCGCTATGGTTTCATGAACGACATGGTATCAGAGCCTAACCCTTCACTATAAACAAACCAACCGACTAAACATATGAAAATAAAAATACACACCTATCCAGATGGACCAGCTATAGGTCTGCCTAAAGATGAAATCGTATCAGCTGTGGGACTCCGTGGCAGATTCTCTGATGCTCGCATCGGACAGCTTGAGTCAGGGGATCAGTATATTATGCCGATTCAGACTGAGCTAGAGCCTCGCAGCGACACTCAGTTACTTGGGCTAATGGCACAGAGACACCTACGGACTTGTTACATCGACAACGTAGTAAATCCAGAGGGTAGCCGGACGCTTATTATTATGACCGCTGACGGCGGCACTCTATGGCAAGCGGACCACAATACAAATGAATGCTCTGACCTCGATGCTCTTCGCGATGGACTCAACTTCATCCTTGACCAAGAGGAACTATGAGTCACTTCTATAACTGCCAGAACCCATCGGAGCCTCAGTTCGAGGCCGAGGTGGGGACTCCTGCACAGGCTCGTAAAGCTGGAGCAGACGTTTATCCATCAGTCACGACCGTGCTAGGCATAGTCAAGGACTCATTCCTTGATGAAGTCTACAAGCCAAGGATGATGACTGACCTAGCCAGAGAACATCCGCACAGGCCGTGGTCCGACCTTGCCGAGATGGTTTACGGAACGAGACCGCACCCAAAAGATGGCGAGTTAATCCCATCACATGAGTTCGGAACATCTGTTCACGGAACCATCGAGCGTATGATTAACCATCACGTTCTGGGCATTGACGAACACCCTGGGCAATCATGCTGGGACAAGTGGGCTATGCCGTTTCTTGACTGGATTGATAATAACAATGTCCAAGCCCTTGGCTGTGAAAAGATAGTCAGTCACGGGGGCATCAAGATCGCTGGCTCCGTTGATTTCATAGGAATCAAGGACTCCAGAATCTTCCTCGCGGACTACAAGTGCAGGGTGAATACTAAAGGTAAAGCTAAACGATACCAGAAGGACTGCTGTCAGCTAGCCATTGAAGCTTACATGCTGATGCACCTACAGAAGTTACCTTATCTGCCCAAGATAAGATCCGTCATTGTGGACTGCGAGACAGCAGAACATATGCACTACGAGTGGACGGACGAAGAGAGCCAGTGGGGTATCCGTGTAGCCAAAGCTGCGGCTAGCCTGTTCTGGATGTTAAGAATGCAACCCATCGTAAAACAATAACTATGAACAAAGCACTACCAACTGACGCTAAGGCTCGGAAGACATACCCTATGTATTCTGGCTGTATTTTATACTTCCCTCACGCACTAGCAGCCGTGGCACATCTAAGCTATCTGGGTAACCAGCAGCATCACCCCGACAAGCCCCTTCACTGGGACATGGACAAGTCCGCTGACGAACTGGACGCACTCATTCGACACATAATTGACGAGGAGTGGGATCAGGTAGCATGGAGGGCCTTGGCTAATTCAGAAAGAAAAAAGACAGGCAAATGTATATACGAAAATGGGGTCACAAAATGATTGAGATTAACTTAACTGATGACGAAGTCATGATGTGTCAGCACATCGGACACCTACGGTCGGTGCTGTCCAGGGGCAACAACGTCAAGGACATGAAGAAGACTGACATGGCCGGGCTTGATATAGATGCCCAAGGCGTTACCGCTGAGTATGCAGTAGCAAAGCACTTGAATGTATTCTTTGACCTCGGCCTCAGCCCTCGAGCTGGATCAGCCGATGGGGTAATGAAAGGTCATTCCTATGATGTCAAAAGCACTCACCACGCATTTGGAAAGTTACTAGCAACCCTCAAGGACAACCCCGATGTGGACATGTATATCATGTGCATCACGCCGGATCGTTGGACAGTAAAGATGGTTGGCTGGTGCTGGAAAAAGGAACTAATAAACGAAAAGAACATAAAGGATCTAGGCTACGGAAAGGGTTACGCACTCGAGCAGAGCCAACTCCGTCCCTTCAAAAAATAATATGAGCATATCAAGTATAGAAAGTAACGTCGAACGAATACAAACTAGGATCGACATGATCCGACAGGAATCCCGGACTCTGTCCTTTAGGATGGAGAGAATGATGGAGCAGCGTAAGCAACTGACCCAAGAAAAGAATACGCTCAAGGGTTTACTGAAAGAACTCAGCGCAAATGTATCTGCCTCAAAATAAACTCAAGGACTGGAGGGTTAAACATCAACCCAAGAGCTGTCCCTTGATACTACGGAAAACTTCGGACTGGGTTGTGGATCATTGCCACCAATCCGGCATGGTCCGAGGTGTAGTATCAAGGGTCGGCAACTCCTTGTTAGGCAAGATAGAAAACTTTGCTTACCGTAGATGCCAGGTTAGCCAAAGCCATTTACCCGCCGTGCTACGCGGCATAGCGGACTACCTAGAGCAGGAGCAGCTGGATGTATTGCACCCCGTGGGATTGACTCAACTTTCAAAAAGATTTAAAGGCTTGACATCCGAAAAACAAAAAGCCACTTTAGTAGATCTAGGGGCAAAACGAAAACAACTCATGGAATGTTCTAATGCCTCAGAACGAACCAAACTATTCCGTGAACTAACTAAGCATAAACATGAATAAATTGAATATACATTCAAAACTCAAAGGGATTCAGTCATCCCTCAAAGCTCCCAAGGGGCAGACTAATAAGTTCGGAGGGTATAGTTATCGCTCCGCTGAGGACATACTAACAGCTGTCAAACCTCTGCTCGCTGAGTGGAATTGCACGCTTGTTATTACTGACGACATGGTCGAAGTAGGTGGGCGTGTATACGTCAAGTCCACGGCCGTGCTAGCAGATACTGAAGGCGAATTTACAATACAAGTAAGTGGATTCGCTAGAGAAGCAGAGACTCGCAAGGGGATGGATGACTCACAGATTACCGGGTCAGCTAGCTCCTACGCTCGCAAGTATGCACTCAACGGACTCTTTGCTATTGACGATACAAAGGACGCTGATGCTACAAACAATCACGGCAAGAAGCCAACCACACAAACCAAGAAGATAAGCCAGACAGCCAACGCTGACTCGGACTTTGACTTCTAATAACACCCATAATACAATGCCAAAATACAACAACGAAAACACTGGGGTTCTATTCCCAGAAAGCAAACGTGAGTCCGATTCATCGCCTCACGCCACAGGAACACTCGAAGTCACTGCACCAGGTAAATACCGTGCGGCGGCTTGGAAGAACCAGAGCCAATCTGGTCCCGTTATGAACATCCGTTTGACTCGTCTTGATGAGGACAAACAGCCTGAGCAATACCGCAGGGACGGCATACCCAATCAGCCCACAGCGGCTCCTTCCGCAGCCCCAGCAGGAGACGATCCATTCTAGGGATCACTTGATTATCAGGGGGGAGAGGGTTAGGCCTCTCTCCCTTTTTTTACTACACGCAACTCAGCCCAACACCCTTGGACATATGGTCTTCGGACTCCAAGGGTTAACCTCCGACCCTCTTGGGTTATAAGATACTAAGATAGACCCATCCGTAGTATGGGAAGGGGGGGATTGACGCTGAGTTGCATTTTTATATACGAACCAACAAATTAATAGAAAGATACAATGTGGATACTAACAAAAAAATTACACACCTCAGCCTATGCTCAGGATACGAAGGAATTGGGCTTGGACTTAGAAGCGTTCTGCCAAACCTGCGAGAAATCGCTTACGTGGAGAGGGAAGGATTCCCTGTCGCGAACTTGGTTGCAAAGATGGAAGAGGGAAAGCTGGATGCAGCACCTGTCTTCACGGACGTTAAGCAATTCCCTTACGGAAAGTTTCGTGGATGCGTGGACATCCTCTCTGGCGGATTCCCGTGTCAGCCATTCTCAGCTGCTGGAAAGCGTCAAGCTACTGAAGACCCCAGACACCTCTTCCCCTACATCGCAGACGGAATCAGAGAGTGCCAACCTAGAATTGTTTTCCTTGAAAACGTACAAGGAATCCTCAGTTGCAAGACAGCCGACGGAGAACCAGTTCTCCAGTATGTCCTCAGAACATTGGAAGGATTGGGTTATCGAGCAACGGCAGGAATATTCTCAGCGGAAGAAGTCGGCGCGCCTCATCAGAGAAAGCGAGTCTTCATCATGGCATACCACAACAACGAGGGACTGGAAGGATACTATGAACACAGTGCCTCCGTGCATAGGCAAAACGAGAGGGTTGACTCTGGGCAATGCAGTAGCGAAAGAGTTGCAGAACTGGTCAACCCCAACGGTGATGGACACAGCAAACATTCAGAAACCCAGAAAGAAGAATCCATCTGGGGGACAGAAGCCACCACTGTGTCAAGAAGTGAAGGATGCCGTAGAGACTCACGAACAGAAATGGGCAACTCCGAACGTATGTGGGAATCACAACCGCAAGGGGGCGAGCAAGACAAGCGGGGATGGACTCAGCACTCAAGTGAAGAACTGGGCAACTCCCAACACGATGGATCATATGGATCAGAGGAGTCCAGAGGCACTACAGAGGCAGTTCGAGACAACCCGCAAGGGGAGAACAGCACCTGCCAATCTCAGAGAACAGATTCACCCTCAGAACTGGCCAACCCCAACAACGGCGGAGGGAACCAAGATAGGCAACCAGCCGAACTTTGGGCAAGTGGGATTGAGCAATCATCCATCCATCGTTGGCCAGCCAGACCGGGCGAAGCTCAACAAGAGTGGGAAGAACCAAGAGTCGTGGCCGACACCAAGAGCAAACAAGGTTCATCCAGAGATAACGGAGAAGAATCGAGAGCATCTAGCCAATCGGAAGAAAGCCAATCTGGAGGAGGACATAGCGGGTCATTGCGGGAAAGCAACAGGCAAGCTGAACCCAAGCTGGGTCGAACACCTAATGGGTCTTCCAGCAGGGTGGACAGACTTAGGCTCTTGGGAAACGGAGTAGTTCCTGCTACCGCAGCCAAGGCATTCATCACATTAATCCAAAGGTTAATATGAAATACATATATATGCTTAACATGGACAATGAGAAGTTTGAATCCTGCACGGTTATCGTAAAGTTCGTGACCGATGCGGGTGGACTGTTCGATGGATTTACTTCCATCTATTCCGATAAACCACTTTACTCCGATGACCTTGCTCACCTAGAAGAATGGGTAATGCAGGGCGAGGATCAGTGGGAACCTCAATTTGACAATTGGAACCAACAAAACATAAAACTAAAAAACCATGAAAGAATTAGAAGAGAGCCTACTGGGGACAATCCTCAAGGCTGAGATGAACGATGGGTGCAACGCCCTACTTAATGAAGCCAAGGAGTCCGGCATCAACGCTGACTTTTTTACAGCTCACGATACTCGAACAATGTGGGAGGCTATGTGTAAGCTTGACTCCAAGGGCGTGATCCTTGGCACGATGTCCCTGTTCACGGATATGTCCAAGGGTCAGCACGGCCTCAATGCTAACGCTGTTTGGTCCACGCACGATGCAGGTCTCAGCGAGTTGCATTTTAAAAACCTAATGGATGATATGGTGGAGTCCCATAGGACACGGAACCTCTCCCGTCTCTCGTTAATTATCAAGGATCAGCTACAGGACGGCAAGGACTCAGAGGAGATACTCACCAGTATCCAGGGTAAGTGCGATTCCATATCCTCATTGACTCCCACTAGGGATAATTTGGAAACCATTGTTGATCAAACATTTGAGGATGTTACAGGTAAGGTAGATTTTTCTAAATACCTACGGACTGGCATCCAATCCATTGATGATGTTCTCTACAGAGGTGGCTACGGATCAGGTCAACTGTGCGTCCTAGCTTCACGGCCGGGCTGCGGTAAGACTGCATACGCCTTGAACTTCTTGAGCAACATATGCACGGCGGGCAACGGCGTGTTACTCTTCAATCTTGAGATGGGTGCTAATCAGATAATGAAACGCATCTTCAGCATCAAGTCAGGACTTCATATGCGTAGGTTCGAGGACGGGCTAGCTCCGGCGGATAAGATGCGGACACTGCGGGAGACGACCGAAACCGTGAAGGGTTGGAACTGCTGGATCCGTGATAACGTATACAGGCTGGATCACATACTAGCAACAGCTAGGGGTATGCACAGAAAGCATAAGGTAAATGGAATCATTATTGATTACTGCCAGCTGATAAAGCCCATGTCCAAGAACATATCCAGAGAGCAACAAGTCG